TTGTTCGTCGTAAGTTAGGTCGTCCCCTAAAGAAGGACATCGAGGCGAAGAAGAAGGGTAATAGGGGTAAGGTCGGAAGACCAGCCGGAGACTCAGCACGAATTGCTGAATTCAAAGCCAGATTGCTTGGAACCTCCGGAGATAAGATTATTGAGACTTTGATTCACAAAGCATTAGACCCAAATGATAAGGATCAAATCGCTGCACTAAAGATGTGCGTCGATCGTGTCTTACCGCTGTCGATGTTCGATGCGGCGAAAAACAGCGGTCAAACACCGCAGATTAGCATTAACATCACTGGGCTGAATAGTCCTAGCGTAGATGCCAATGTCGTAGACATGGGTGAGGTCGATAGTGACGAGTCTTAACTTTCAGTTGCTAAAATGGCAACAAGATGTCTTTAAGGACAAGACTCGCTTTAAAGTAATAGCAGCAGGGCGGCGGTGCGGAAAAAGCAGACTCGCTACCATGATGCTGATCATTAAGGCATTAGAAGCACCGGAGGGGAGCGCCGTACTGTATGTCTCCCCGACGCTCGGTCAAAGTAGACAAATCATCTGGGACAGTCTCCTAGAGATTGGTAAGCCAGTGATTAAGTCTGCTCACATTAACAATCTGGACATCACCTTAGTGAATGGTCGTAAGATTCATGTTCGTGGTGCAGATAACAGTGATACCCTTCGTGGTCTCAGTTTGTATTACGCAGTCCTTGACGAGTGTGCGTTTATTAAGCAGGACACTTGGGAAAAGATTATCCGAGCATCCTTGTCTGATAACAAAGGAGAAGCGATGTTCATCTCGACTCCGTCAGGGCGTAACTGGTTCTATGAGATGTACAAGCTAGGCTTTGAAGCAGAAGATCCTGAATGGAAAGCATGGCACTTCACTACCAAAGATAATGAGACGATTGACCCGAAAGAGGTGGACGCTGCAAGGAAGACGCTCTCGTCTTTTGCGTTCAAGCAAGAGTACGAAGCATCTTTTGACAATGCCGGTCAAGAGATCTTTAAAGAAGAGTGGCTTCGTTATGGCGAAGACCCGCAGTACGGGGACTATGTTATCGCTATCGATTTGGCAGGATTTGAAGAGGTGGCGAAGAACGCTGGCGCTTCAAAGAAACGCTTAGACGAATCCGCTATCGCCATTGTAAAAGTAGAACCACAAGGCGATTGGTTCGTTGAAAAGATTATACACGGACGCTGGGACATTAAAGAAACAGCGAACAAGATTTTAAGGGTTGTCCATGAGTATCAGCCCTCTGCAGTTGGTATCGAGCGTGGGGCATTAAAGAATGCTGTAGCTCCTTACCTCAATGATTTAATGCGTAAGAATAATGTGTACTTTCACATCACAGATTTGACGCATGGCAACAAAAAGAAAACCGAGCGAATTGCTTGGGCGCTACAAGGTAGATTCGAGCATGGCAGAATCACCTTAAACGAAGACGAAGATTGGAGAGAGTTAGTAGATCAGTTGCTCCTCTTCCCAACCGCTAATGTGCATGACGACTTAGTTGACGCATTGGCTTATGTTGATCAGTTAGCAGTATCGAACTATCAGCAAGATTATGACGACGATGACTACGAAGTATTGGATGTGGTCTCAGGCTATTAAGGAAAAACATGGCTGAAAATATGAACGATAACGTATTTGAAGAACCAACTGAATCCGATCGTGAGATCGTAGACTTCGTTGTATCCCATACTGATCGCTGGAGAGACTGGCGTGATAGCAACTTTTTAGAGGATTGGAAAGAATATGAACGCATTTTTCGAGGACAATGGTCTGCCGAAGACCGCACTCGTGAATCTGAGCGAAGCCGTATTATCTCCCCAGCGACTCAACAAGCTGTGGAAACAAGACATGCAGAGGTATGCGAAGCCATATTCGGCAATGGAGAATGGTTTGACATTGCTGACGACTTGGGCGACGCAAACAAACTTGATGTTGAAATACTTAAACGACAACTTAAAGAAGATTTAGAAAAAGATAACGCTCGTAAAGCCATCTCGCAGATTGAGTTAATGGCTGAGATTTACGGCACAGGTATCGGCGAGATTCTTGTCCAACGCAAACCTGAGATGATTCCTGCTACGATGCCAATGCCTGACGGCACTGCTGCATACGGTATTATGGAAAAGGAATACACTTGCGTTAAGTTAAATCCTGTCAATCCTAAAAACTTCCTCATTGACCCTAATGCTACCACGATTGACGACGCAATGGGCGTTGCAGTCGAGAAGTATGTGTCGATTCATAAAGTTGTTGAGGGAATGGAAAAAGGTATCTACCGCAAAGTGGATATTCAACAAGCTCCAGAAGATACCGACTTAGAGCCTACTCAACAAGTCACTCAGTTCCAAGATGATAAAGTATTGCTTTTGACCTACTACGGTCTTGCTCCTCGTGAGTATATCGAACAGTTGGAAAATGAAGATGGTGAAGTTGTTGACCTATTCCCAGAAGATACTACTGCTGACAAGTACAGTGATTTAGTCGAGTGCATCGTAGTAATCGCCAACGGCGGAACTCTGCTCAAGGCAGAAAAGAATCCGTACATGATGAAGGATCGTCCTGTACTCGCTTATCAAGACGATAGCGTTCCCGGTCGTTTCTTTGGTCGTGGCACTGTCGAAAAAGCCTACAACATGCAAAAGGCTATTGACGCTCAACTTCGTGCGCACTTAGACAGCCTAGCATTAACTACAGCCCCAATGGTAGCGATGGATGCTACTCGTTTACCCCGTGGTGCTAAGTTTGAAGTCAAACCCGGTAAAGCAATCCTTACCAACGGTAATCCAAATGAAATCATGGTTCCGTTTAAGTTTGGCAATACCGATCCTGCTAACTTGACAACCAGTTCTGTGTTTGAGCGTATGTTGCTACAAGCCACTGGTACTGTCGATGCGGCTGGACAGCCTTCGCCAACAACTCGTGATTATCCACAAACCTCGATGTCAGTTGCTGGAATCATTAAGAAGTACAAGCGGACGCTAATGAACTTCCAAGAAGACTTCTTGGTTCCGTTTATCAAGAAAGCATCCTATCGTTTCATGCAGTTTGATCCTGAGCGTTATCCAACTGTTGACCTCAAGTTCATCCCAACAGCTACATTAGGCATTATTGCCCGTGAACACGAGCAACAACAGCTTATTGCATTGCTACAGACTCTTGGACCTAATACGCCTGTATTGCCAATGCTTCTCAAAGGCATTATTGCCAGCTCTAGCTTACCAAATCGCCTTGAAATGGAAGCTACTTTGGATCAAATGATGCAACCTAACCCACAACAACAGGAATTACAAGCAGTTCAAACCCAACTTGAAGTGGCTGCAGCACAGGCTCAAATCGCTAAATTACAGTCCGAAGCCGTTAGAAACAACGCTTCTGCTCAGAAAGATGTAGTTGAGACTCAATTGATGCCAGCCGAGACCCAAGCAAAGGTAATTAGCGGTCTAAGCCAGAATATCCGTGGTCAAAACACCAGCGGAGAGTTTGAGCAAAGAGCCAAGATTGCTGAACTAGCCCTCAAAGAAGAGGATATTAAGAGTAACGAGCGTATCGCTAGTTTACAAATGTTGCAAAAACAATCAAAAAGTGCTTGACATTTTAACAAAACTGTGGTAATATCAGCCACAGTGTTGTAATTTAACAACACAGTTCCCATTAAAGGAGAAAACTGTGGACAAAGAACTTCAAAAGTATTATGACGATCGTTTTTCAATGATGTCAACGCAGGGTTGGTTAGACTTAGTCGCCGACCTAAAAGAAATGCAAAAAGCCGTTGATAACTTGATGAGCGTTCCAGATGAAAAAACGCTGTTTTTCCGTAAAGGACAATTAGACATCATTTTATGGGTGCTAACCTTACGAGATACATCAGCAAAGGCTTACGAGCAACTTCAGAACTCGTCGGGAGACGCTTCAGATGCCTCGTAGGTTGTTCGACTTCCGTTGTGAAGCCGGACACGAACAAGAAAAGCTAGTGGAGTTTGACACCATTAGCGTTCCTTGTCCGGAGTGCGGCACTACTGCACACCGCCAATTATCAACACCTCGTATCAACCTCGAACCGTTTACTGGGATTTATCCTAGTGCAACGAGTAAGTGGGAGAAACGAAGAGCTGAGAAGTTGGCACAAGAGCGTAAGCTCAATAGAGACAGAGATACTGCGTAAGCACCTTTGTTATTTTATAAATCCTACAATCACTTTGTGACAGGAGCATTATTATGGCTGAATTTGTTGAAGAAAACGAACTGCAAGAAGGAACCTATAGTCAGATCGATGAAGTAAAACAGGAACAACCTCAAGAAACTGAGACTCCCGTTGAAGAACCAAAACAGGAAGTAGTTCCTGATAAGTACAAGGGCAAGTCACTAGAAGACATCGTTAAGATGCACCAAGAAGCTGAAAAGCTCATTGGACGACAAGCACAAGAAGTACATGAGGTTCGTAGTCTCGCTGATCAACTCCTCAAGCAACAACTCGATGCTAAGCAACAGAAACAAGCTGAACCAGAACCAGAAGAAGATTTTTTTGTTGATCCAAGACAGGCTGTAAACAAAGCTGTCGATCAGCACCCTGCAGTTCTTGAAGCAAAACAAGCAGCACTCGAAATGAAGAAGATGAAAATTGCACAACAGTTGCAGTCTAAGCATCCTGATTTTATGGAGATAGCACAAAACGCTAACTTCCATGAGTGGGTTAAAGCAAGCCCAGTGCGAATTGATTTGTTCACCAAAGCAGATACTGAATTTGATTTTCCTGCAGCAGATGAATTGCTAAGTACTTACAAAGAACTCAAGCAAATCAAAGCAACGCAACAGCAGCAATTATCAAACGCAGTCGAAACCAAGGCTCAAGAAACAGCATTACGTGCTGCAGCAGTGGATGTTGGCGGATCTGGAGAAGTAAGCAAAAAGATTTACAGACGGGCTGACCTTATCAAATTGAAAATGACTGATCCTGATCGGTATATGGCACTACAAGATGAAATCATTGCTGCCTATGCTGAACACAGGGTTAAATAACTTAATCTTAGGAGATTTATAAAATGCCATTAGGTACTAACCATGTAACCGCCACTCGTGCGGGAACGTTCATTCCAGAAATCTGGTCTGACGAAATCGTAGCAGCTTACAAACAAAATTTAGTTGCTGCTAATTTGTTCAAAAAGATGAGTTTCAAGGGCAAGAAAGGTGACACCGTTCACATTCCAGCTCCTGTTCGTGGCTCTGCTAACTTGAAAGTTGCTGAAACTCAAGTTACTTTGAACGCAAACACCGAGTCTGAAGTACTCGTATACATCAACAAGCACTATGAATATAGCCGCATGATTGAGGACATCGTCGAAGTTCAGGCATTGTCTTCACTCCGTCAGTTCTACACTGATGACGCTGGTTATGCTCTTGCTAAGCAAGTTGACACCGACTTAGTTCGTTTAGGTCGTGGTGCCAACGGTGGTAACGGTACTGCTGCTTATGACAAGGCTTACAAAGGTGACGACGGTA